GAATGAGTTGCAGTTGACATCTGCTGCTATCTTCTCTGCAAAGACTGCTTCACTTATTGAAGCAAAAGGTAATGTTCAAGTAGGTATCAAATCTGCTGAGACCATTAACATCATGACAACTGATGCAGTGTTCCAAGCAGGTGGAACTTGTGGTTTTAACTCCTCAGGAACTACCACTATCACACAGCGTACAATCACTGTAGGTAAAATCAAAATTCAAGAAAGCATTTGCCCTAAGGTATTTGAAGCAAAATACACTCAGAAGGCTTTGAAAGAAGGTTCTACCTATGATTATATGGCTTATGCAACTGAGTATACTGCTCAGAAAGTAGAAAGAATTGGTGCAGCACTTGAAACTGCGATTTGGCAGGGAGATACTTCTTCTCAGACTGCAAATCTTAACAAGTTTCAGGGAATTGCAACTATTATCAATGCACTTGGTTTTGGTGGTGCAGGTGACCCAATTAATGGTAATACCTCTGCTTTGACTACCCTTACTAAGTCAAATGTTGAGCAGGCTGTAGATGAAATCTTTGCTGCTATTCCTGCTGCCCTTTTGGACAAAGATGATGTAGTTATTTTCTGTGGTAATGACACATTCCGAGAGTATGTACTTGCCTTGAGAGATAGCAACCTATACCACTACCCTGTAGATGCAGCAAATATGGAATTGATTATTCCTGCAACTGCAATCCGATTGATTGGTGTAAATGGTTTGAATGGAACTGATTATATGTTTGCACTTTCTATGTCTAACCTTTATTTGGGAACTGACATGTTGAACGAGCAAGATAGATTCGAATTGTTCTACGCTAAAGAAGCAGATGAAATGAGATTTGTTGTTGAATTTAAACTTGGTGTACAAGTTGCATTCCCTGATGAAGTAGTATTTTGGAAAAAGGCTTCTGCCTAAATTAATTGGGGGAATGTTTAGTTCCCCCTTCACCTTTTAAATAAAGAAAAAAATGGCATGTGCATTAACTCAGGCTTATACCCTAGATTGCAAGGATTCACTTGGTGGTCTTAAAGAGGTATGGTTTGCAGCAGTAGAGGACATTGCATCTTGGACAGGTACAGCAGGAACTTTAACTGCTGTTACTATGGATAGTGGTAAATACTTTTGGAAGTATGATTTGGTAAAAGAATCATCTAACTTTGCAGAAGCAGTTAACACTAATGTTCAAAATGGAACTGTGTTTTATGCTCAGACTCTTGAAATTATTTTGAATAAGTTGCAGGTTAACACAAGAAACGAAATCTTGTTGTTGGCTAAAAATAGACTTGTTGCCCTTGTAAAAGACAACAATGGTAAGACTTGGGTTCTTGGTAAAGAAAATGGTCTTGACATTACAGGTGGAGGTTCAGGTTCAGGTACTGCTTTTGGTGACAGAAACGGTTATACTTTGACATTTACAGGAAACGAAAAGGAGTTGGCAGATTTGTTTACAGGTACTCCGCCAGTATCAGCATAATAGTTTTGGTTTGTTAGTTAGTAGAAAGAACCCCCATATTGGGGGTTTTTTTTGTGTACATGTATGACAATTTTATATTTCTAGTTATGATTACCATTGAAAAGGCAGAAAACAGTAATATTTATATTACCCTGTATGACAAGAAACAGACAAGTAGCAATACTTATACCTTCTTGTTTCAACATGAAGTAACAAAAGAAGAAGTTACCCTAAACCTTACAGATGTAAGTGATTTTAAGGATAGGTATTCAAAGTTTGCTATTAGTGAAAGTTCTTTTGCTAATGGAACTGTTGGATTTTGGAGATATTATGTAACTCAGACAGGCAGTGGAGGGAATATTATTGCAACAGGAAAAATGGAACTAACAGCAACCAATCTAGCAAGCATAGATGTTGTAAGATACAACGGATATGTAGGCTCGTATAAAACTTACACAGTATGATAAAATTACTAAAGTTTGACCAAGTCCCTTTGCCTATTTACAAAGAAGTAAAAGGTAAAGATTGGATTTACTATGGTGAAAGGAATGATTACCCAAATTATCTTCTGAGAATTTACAATAGTTCAGCAAAACATAACGCAATTGTTACAGGTAAGGTTGATTATATCTGTGGTAATGGATGGGATGTAAAAGCAGATGATGAGATGGAAAAGGCAAAAGCCTATGGTATTATGCAAAAGGTTAATACCAAGGAAGAAAGCCTAAGTGATGTCACAAAAAAACTAGTAACAGATTTGACAATATTTGGAGGTTACTACCTTCAAGTAATTTGGACAAAGGGAACAGGTGAAGTTGCTGAGTTGTATCATGTTGATTACTATAAGGTAAGAACTAATGCAGATAACAGTGAATTTTATGTTTCTGACAATTGGATAAAGAATGATGCAATAAATCCAAGACCTGACTATGATACCTTCCCTGCATTTAATGCAAGTAATCCAAAAGGCTCACAGATATTGTATTTCAAGGAATATCGAGCAGGAGCAAACACATACAGTCTTCCTGATTATCGTGGAGCAATTAGTTACATTGAACTAGATATCTCAATAGGAGAGTATCACCTAAATACCATAAACAATGGTATGTTTTCTAGTAAGTTGATAAACCTAAATGGTGGTAAGGTAAGTCAAGAAGAGGAAGATAGAATTGAAAGACAATTTAAAGACAAGTTTTCAGGAAGTAAGAATGCAGGTAAATTTATGCTTGCATTTAATGATAGCAAGGACAATGAACCTTCTATTGTGGATTTATCAGGTACTGAATTAGACAAGCACTTTGATTTGCTTAATAAAACAGTACAGCAGGAAATTTTTAGTGGTCATAAGGTCACAAGTCCTATGCTTTTTGGTATTAAGACAGAGGGACAACTCGGAGGAAGAAGTGAACTTCGTGAAGCAAGTGAACTATTCCAAAACACTTATGTAAACGCAAAGCAAAGGTCTGTAGAAGAAATCATTAACTACTTGTACAAGTTTAATGATGTTTTGGCTCAATTTGAGTTGAAAAAAACCGAACCAATCAATTTTGAATTTAGTGAGCAGATTATTTCTGCTAACATGACTCAGGATGAGATTCGTGAAAAGTTAGGTTTGCCTACAATTGTAAAGGTAGAATCAAATAACTCTCAGGAAGTGATTAATGCACTAAACTCCCTAAATCCTACGATTCTTCAAAAGGTAATGGAGAATATGGATAAAGATGAAATTAGAGGACTGATAGGCTTAAAAGCAAAATTGGATATAACCACACCACAAGAAGGTGAAAGTGTCGCAAATGGTCTAAAAAGTACCTTAAATGGAAATTTTGAAGAACATATTCACATAAAATGCAGTCATACAAGTAAGGATGACGAAATTCTAGCAAAATTTGAAGGTAAAGGAGTTCCTAAGGATAAATTTACAGTAATTCATGAAGATAGATTGCGTTTTAGCAGTGATGAGGAGTTTACTAAGAATGAATTATTCGCTGAATATGTACTAAATGAGGTTCAAAAAAACATTCTAGAAGTAATTCAGAAGAATCCTGCTGCAACAATTAGTGAAATTGCAGAAAAGGTTAAAGTAAATCAGGCTGTAGTAAGCGATAGATTGAACACTTTGATTGATGATAATGTCATTTCAGAGAAAGTAAGCAGGGATGGATTGATTACAAGAGCAATAACAAGAACAGGTGAGGCAGCAATTAAACGATTAATTCCTGTTACATCTTATAAGGTGCTTTATTCCTATGAGGAAAGACCAAATTTACCTGCATTAAGAACGCAAAGCAGACCTTTATGTCAGCAATTATTTAACAGTGGTTTATATTTTACCCGTGAGGAGATTCAAAATATAAGCAATCAGTTGGGATATTCAGTATTTCAGTTGTGTGGAGGTTGGTATCATAATCCTGACACAGGTAAAAATACTGCTTATTGCAGGCATGAATGGAGAAGAAATGTTGTAATTGAAAAAACATCGAGATGAGTGCAAATGTCCTAATGATTTCAGAACAGTCCTTCAAAGACTTTACTGTTGCAAGCAATAACATTGATTTGAAGAATGTTACACAAGTAATTAAAATGACACAGGATAGGTATATTCACCCTATTTGTGGAACTGCTTTGTATGATAAAATCTTGCAACTAATTGTAGCAGGAACTATTGGTCAATCAGGTAATGCTGTGTACAAAACTTTGCTTGATAGTTACCTAACAGATACACTTTTCAATTATGTGCTAGGTGAGTTGCCTATGGCACTTCAATACAAGTTTGTAAACAAAGGTGTAGTTAAAAGAAAGTCTGAAAACATTACAGAACCAACCTTTGCAGAACTTCAAAGCATTA